GCTGGAAAATGCACGAACAGAAAAGCAGAGGAGTAATCTTAAGGAGTGGTTTTATAGCTCTCTTTTCCCTACACTAGAGCCAGATGGGGAGATCCATATACTGGGTACACGATATAACCCATTGGATCTGTATGAGGATCTGATAAAGAGTAAGGATTATGTGGTAAATACTCAAAGAGCTATAAGAGTGGTAAACGGTAAAAAAGTATCTCTCTGGGAGGAAAAGTTTAGCTTAGAGAGGCTGGAGGCTATTCTTAAGCAATCTGGTAAGATCATTTTTAATATGCAGTATCAAAATGATACAGAGCTGGCAAAGGGTAAAATTTTTAAGGCTCAGTATTTCAGATATTACGAGGAGTACAAGATTGATTATGATTTTCAGACCGCTAAGGTACGAGTTAAGACAGAGGATGGTATAGATCAGTGGATCAAGGTAAGGCTTTGTTTTGGATGCGACTTAGCAATATCTGAGAAAGAGCAGGATAAAGGAGATTATTTTGTACTCATGGTAATAGGGGTAGATGCAGATCATAATGTGTATGTACTGGATTATGTGAAAGAGAGATTAACCTTTAATACCCAGCTTAATACCATTATCGACTACGGTAGAAATAAATTCCCTATGGTAGAGCGGATCGGAGTAGAAACGGTAGCCTATCAGAAATCCTTAGCACAGGAGCTTAGGAGATTATCTTTACTCCCTATTATCAATATCAATACCTCTAAGGACAAAGTAACCAGAGCTATGAGGAGATCGGCTAACTTTGAAAACCACAAGGTATATTTTAGAGAGGGTATGGATGATCTGGAGGAGTGCTTACTGTTATTCCCAGAGGTGGATCACGATGATTTATTTGATGCCTTAGATTTTGCTATGACTATGGCAGATGGCGGTAATGAGATCAGAGTACTTAAAAGAGAAGATTTTAGAATTTAGTGTAAAAGCCCTAATAAGTGAGGGCTTATTTTTATGCAGAAAAGGAGGATATAAGCAATATGGCAGAGCTTAGTAGACCGATAGATAAAGAGTTTAATGTAGAAGTTGAGGGAGGCAGATTTAGTACAGAGTTTCTTAATGATCTGGTAGATACTCATGTAAATAAGATCGCTCCCAGATATATAAAGTTTCAAAAACTGTACGAGGGTAAGCATAAGATCCAGAACAGACCGAGAAAAGATAAAAACAAGCCTAATAACAAGCTGGTAAATGACTTTTTCGGACAGACGATTGATAACACAGTAGGTTATTTTCTGGGTAATCCTATTGTACTTAACTATACAGAGCCTAAAAAGGATAAGGCACCTGTAGAGGCAGATCCAGCGGATGTAGGAGTAGACCTTACAGAGCTGGAGGATACAGCGGTACAGGATGAGTTAGATAAGATCTGTAGCGATAACGATAAAGACGATCTTTTTATCGAGTGGGGTAAGGAGGCTATGATTAAGGGCTTATCCCATATCTTAGTATATCAAGATGAGGAGAGCCATACTAAGATGATGAGAGTATCTCCAGAGGATCTTATTGTGGTGTATAAGAATAGCTCCACAAAGGAGCCAGCCTATAAGATCCGTTTGTATGATATTGATACAGAGGATACTAAGAAAACTACCCACTATGCGGAGGTGTATAGCCCTACTAAGGTGGAAATCTTTAAGAGTGTAGATGATGGCTCATGTGCTACTACAGGCAAGGGTAAGGCTAGACAGTTTGCAAGCTATGAGTTTGTGGAGGAAAAGCCTCATATCTACGGTAGGATCCCTATTATCACTGTTTATAACAATGAGGAGCAGATGAGCGATCTTGAAAAGATAGAAACTCTGGTAAATGACTATGATAAGGTGCTCTCCGATGTGTCTAATGAGTTTGAGGCATTTAGAAACGCCTATTTAATGCTTAAAAATATGACAGCGAATGGGGATAATATCCAAAAACTCAAAGATGAGGGCATTATTGAGGTAATGGAGAATGGAGATGTTAAGTTTATCACTAAAGAGATCCAGACGGAGGCACTAGAAAACCATCTTAACAGATTGGAGAAGAATATCCACAAGTTTTCCGCTGTACCAGATCTCTCAGATGAGAACTTTGCAGGAAATCTTAGCGGTGTAGCTATTAGATTTAAGCTCTTTGGGCTGGAAACTAAGTGTATTATCAAAGAGAGAAAGATGGAAAAGGCTATAAAGGAGCTGGTAAGAGTGCTTAGCGTGCCTATTCATGTAAATACAGGGCGTGAGGTGGATGTACTTAACCTCAAAGTGGAGTTTAGTAGAAATGTACCTAACAATCTTACAGAAATTGTAGATACCGTAACTAAGCTGGATGGAAAAGTTGATAAGGAAACGCTCCTCAGCTTACTCCCATTCATTGATAACCCTAAGGAAGTGCTGGAAAAGCTGGAGGCAGATAAGGAAAGAGATAGACAGAGTACAGATCCTTACTCTACGCAGAATATTACAGAGGATAGTAATAATTTATTCCCTAACCTCAACGCACAGAATAGCCCACAGGAGGCTTTAAATGCACAGGGGGCTACAATTCCTCAACCAGAACAGTAAAAGGGCTATATGAGACTGTAAGGAGGTGTAAAGAGTGGCTAATGTAGGCTATGTAAACAAAGAAGTAGCGAAAATGTACGGTATCCCATACTCAGAGCTTACTCCAGAGCAGAAAAAGATCCTCCATGAGGACAGTGTGAGGAGAGCTAAGCTCATTAAGGAGCGTGAGGAGGCAGTACTTAAAAATAATCTCAAAGCGTTTGAGGATGAGGCTAAGATGGAGAAAGTCTTAGCCTCTATTTATGCTAGTTGCCAGAAAGAGATCCTTGCCAGCGTAACAGAAACCATAGCAAAGGTACAAAAGGCTGGGGGAGAGTGGAGCTATGCTAATCAATCAGCACTCACACGGAGTAGAGGATTATTTGAGCAGATCGGAGAGCAGATAAAAGCCTTAGGACAGAAAGAGCAGATTACCTTTAGGCAGGGGCTTAGTAATATCTATACGGATCAGTTTTTAAGACAGGTGTATGATCTGGGGCAGAGCATAACGGTAAAGGCTAATTTTAACAGGCTTAATCCAGCTCTGATACAGAAAACCTTAGATTATCCGTGGAGTGGTGCTATGTTTTCAGATAGGCTCTGGCAGGATAAGGAGAGGCTGGGGAGAAATTTAAGGGTAGGACTTACTCAGAGTATGATACTGGGAGAGGGAATACCTCAGATCACGGATAGGATCAATAAGGGCATAGACACAGCCAGATATAACGCTGAGAGGGTAGCAAGGACAGAAACAAAGAGAGTTACCTACTGTGCTCACGATGATGTATATAAAGATACTGGGGTAGAGGAGCTTAGATACCGCTGTGCTAATGGCGGAGATAGTAGAACTTGCCAGTATTGCAGGGCGGATAATGGTAAGGTATTCAAAAGGGGAGAGGAGCCTACTCTTCCACGCCATCCTAACTGTAGATGTGTGTATATTCCTGTAGTAAGTGATACCTTTGAGGATAATGAGCTTAATGAGCTTACAGGATCCGTTAGAGGTGCTGAGAACTATGAGAAGTGGAGAAAGGCGGAGGCTAAAAAGCAGGAGGAGGTAAAACCTGTAGAAAAGGTTAATACAAAGACAGTAGAGAAAGAACTTAAAGAAAATCCTACTCCTGTACCAGAGCAGATTAAGCTCACAGATTACCCACAAGTTTTTTATGCAACTAAGCCAGAGGCTAAAAGTACACAAGCTCTATTAGATTATATGAACTCTAAAACATCCGTAGATCCTAATGTGGTAGCACTATATACTAAGATGGATAAATTGTGTGATGGGCTATCCGATGAGGTAGTATTAAAGGTAACACACGGAGAGCACAGGGTTAAGAGATCATGGAATAGAAATTTTGAATATGTTTTTGATGTGGGTATCCCTAAAATAAACCCTAATTATATCGGCACTTATGATACTAACCTCCACGAGGAGATGCACTTTTTAGATATGCTGATAACCGTTAAGGATAATAAGGATAAGTTACCTAGTAAAATGTTTTCACAATCTTATAAACCTCTTATAGAGGCGTTTGATAAGGCTACTCCAGTTATCGGAGATAAAGCTAAAAAGCTCTTTGAGGATTTTGCCAAAGAGTGTGATATAATATATAAAAAGCAACAAGAAACCTTTAATACACAGCATGAGAAACTTAAGGAGCAGTATAGATCTGGAGCGATTGATTGGAAAAAGTACAACAGCCTTTTTAAGAAATTGCAAAAAGAGGTTAATGAGGAGGCGGATAATAAGCGTAGAGCTCTCTTTGGAGGCGGAGTATCTGGATTACAGGATATTTACGATGCAGTAAGTAAGGGAACTTTTAGAGATACAGGACAGGTTACATACGGTCATGGATCCGCTTATTATACAGATAGGCGTAGGACTAATCCTAATTGCTCAGAGAGTTTAGCTAACTATGCCTCTCTTTGTGTAGGACATCCAGAGCTTATAGATATTTTAGCTGAGGATTATCCAGAGATTGTAACAGCATTGAGAGGATGTGTGGAGGCTATGTTAAAGGAGGTGCCTAAGTAATGGAGGAGAAGAAAATACAGATCATGGATCTTTTATCTTATGCTATCGGTATTCCAGAGATGAAATATTTTAATCTGGATAGTGATGAGCTCTTAGATGAAAAGATAGAGGTACTTACTCAGATTAAAGAGGGTAAGACGATAGCAGAGATCCCTAACTTTTATAAAGTGCTGGAGGATCTACCAGAGGATGATATGTGGGATTAACTCATAGGAGAGGCTAACAGGTGTAAAAACTTGTTAGCCTCTTTTTTTTTTGCTCTGAAATAAAAATCTAAAGAAACTGAAAAAAGATTACATAGTAAATACATATTTTCTCCAGATATTTACCCTAACTTATGTAGAAACAGTAGGGATATTTTGTGGATAACTTACGAGGGATCAGCATTATATAACTCATTTTAAGGAGGATAACAACTATGGCAGATGTAAACACAAACACAGCTACACAGACACAGGAGCAGGGTAACGGTACCCAGACTAATACCACAGCTAACGCTAACACTACTGGAGCAGGTGCAGATAACACTCCTAAGGTAAAGACAGAGGAGGAGATCAGAGCAGAACTCCAGAAAGAGTATGAAAAGATGGCAGATAAGAGAGTAACGGATGCTATCAAGAAAAAGGAAAAAGAGTGGGCGGATAAGCAGGCTAAGGAAAAAATGACAGAGGATGAGCGTAGACAGGCAGAGGAGCAGGAACGCTTACAGGCACAGGCTAAGAGAGATCTGGATCTTACTATCAAGGGCTTAAAGCTGGATGTAGTAGATGCAGTACAGGAGATGGGGCTGGATGCTGGCTTTAGAAATCTTATCGCTGTAGAGGACTTAGCAACTATCACAGATGAGGATGAGCGTAAAGCTAAGCTCACTGAGAGAGTAAAGGGTATGAAAAAGCTCTTTGATGCTGAGGTGGCTAAGGAAGTTGCAAAGGCTAAAGCTGAGTTTCTCAAAGGATCCACTCCAGCTACAGGATCCTCATCTAACAAGAAAGATGAAACTAAGTACGATGCGTACAAAAAGGCTGGAAATGTAAAGGGTATGCTCAGCGAGAAGTTAGGAGCATACAGAAACAAGGAGGATGAGGAGTAAGCCAGCTCCTCAAAACAAAATAACTCAAACAGGAGGTAAATAACAATGGCAGGAATGGTTAAAAGAGCTGATTTTTTGGAGAATGAGGTTGTAGACCTCACAGAGGAGATTAAGCTGGTATCTCCTACAGATACTCCGCTTACTACTTTGCTTATGGGTAGAGGGCAGGTAGTACCAGCAAACGATATTACAGTAACATGGAGAGAAAAGGAGCTTAACTCTGATAGAGGTACTCTTAAGTTAGAGGGCTCTGAGGCAGGAGAGGCTATCACTTCTGGCAGAAAAACTCTCTCTAACGTGTGTCAGATCATCGAAAAGGTAACACAGGTATCTGGTACAGCTAGATCCCTCAATCCTAAGGGTATAGGAGATGTATTTAACTCTGAGGTACAGGATCGCTTAGTAGAAACTAAGAGAGATATGGAGTGGTATTTCCTTAACGGTACTAAGGCTCTGGAGAGTGGATCTACTCCTAGACAGATGAACGGACTTGTTAATCTGGTAGCATCTGGAAACGTGGTAGAAACTAAGGGAGCCCTTACAGAGGAGCACTTCTTAGATGCACTACAGGAGATGTGGAAGCATGGAGCACAGGGAGAGTATTTCTCTTTTGTAAATGCAAATATTAAGCGTATGATTAACGATCTTGCTAAGGCAGGTAACAATGTACGTTTCTTAGGCGATAACGGATCTATGCAGAATGTACTTGGTATCGGAGTACAGAAGATCGTAACAGACTTTGGAGAGATCTCCTTAGTACTGGATCGTTACGCTGATACTAAGACTATCCTTACAGTAGACTTAGCAGAGGTACAGATCGCAGAGCTTAGAGGTACTTTCTATGAGGATCTCCCTAAGGCTGGAGACTATTACAGAGGACACGTACTTAACGAGAGTACAATTAAGCTCCTTAACAGCTTTGCAGGATCTAAGATCTCTATCACAGAGGCAGGTAAGTAAGTAACCCTAATTTTGTAAGGAGGTAAAAGGATATGCCTAGAAAAGCACAGAGTACTCCAGAGCAGGAGGAAAAGAAAGAGGCGGTAAATGCTCCAGCCGATGAAAAACAGGAGCAGGAAAAGGGTACAGAGGCTCCTACAGAGGGTGCTGTATCCCCAGAGGTAACTCCAGAGCAGGAGGAAAAGAAAGAGGATAAGCCTAAAAAGGTGTATCACTTTACCTCTGAAAATCCTTACTTAACTGTATCCGCTGTAGGCGTATATTTCAGTGACGGTAAGGCTAGTACAGATAATTTAGCAGTAGCTAAGTATCTGGCTGGATTAGAGGGCGTAGAGCTGGTAGAGGAATAAGGAGGGATCTCCTATGGATAGCTTAGAGCGTTGTAGGATCCTCTGTGGAATATCGGAGGATAACACAAAAAAGCTGGGGCTATTAACAGTGCTCTTAGAGAAAGCAAGAGAGGATATAGAGGCATTTTGCAGAGATACCTTTATAGAGCCTCTTACTAACAATGAGGGCATTATTACAGGATATACGGATGTATTCCCTAAACAGCTTAAGAATGTGCAGGAGGATTTAGCTATCCAGCGATTTAGAAAGCTGGGAGCGGAGGGAGAGAGCTCTTATACCTTAGCGGATGAGAGTGTAACCTTTGACGATCCATTACCTGTATCAGTAGAAAAAAAGCTGTACCCATACCGCCAGCTATTTCCTAGATCCTATACGCTGGATGATCCAGTAGGCGGATATAAGGAGGGCTAAGGTATGCAATTTCTCTATGATAAGCAAGTGGTAGTAAAAAGATACTCCTCAACTTTAGGAGAGTTTAATCGCCCTAATAAAACTCTTGTAGAGGTTGGTACTTATGAGTGCCATACCGCAGAGAGTAGTACTACCACAGCACAGCTCCAGCCACAGAAAAAGAATACCACAGATCTTACACTCTACACAGATCCAGAGGCTCTCATCAAAAGGGGAGATATTTTATATATCTATGAGCTGGATGAGTACGATAAGCCTATTATGAGTACGGAGTTTAAGGCTATTGCAGATAAGCCTTATAAAAAGCGTACTCAGCTCATTGTATCGCTCCTCAGTGAGGAGGAGGTATAGTGGAGGGCTTTACTATCGAGGGCTGGGATGATTTTGTAGATAACTTTAGTAAGTTTGTGGATAAATGGGCGGATAAGAAAAAGATCCTCCTCCAGAGGATGGCTAATATCTATCATGGCGAGGTTATACCTCATGTGCCAGTAGATACCTCACGGTTAGTAGATAGTATTACCATTTTCGGAGAGGGGATACCTCACGATTTTGTAGAGGTGGGAACTAATGTAGAGTATGCTCTGTATGTAAATGATGGTCATGTACAGCATAAGAGATTTTTACCAGCGGATAAGCTGAGTGTGGGCGGAAAAGCTAAATACCTTAAGAACAGGAACCAAAAAGGGATCATGTTAAAAGAGAGCTATGTAAATGGCTCTTTTTTTATGGAAAAAGGTATGCAGGATGCTAAGCCCAGACTTAACAGGCTGGTAGAGAGCTTTTTACAGCAAATAGGCAGAGAGATAGAGGGAGGTAGCTTATGAGATTGCTTAACAGCGTATGCAGGGTTATTGCCTCCGCTTATTCTGGGGTGCCAGTGCATATAGAGGAGGTTCCTAATAACTTTGAGCGTAACAGCTTTTATGTAACGCTGGCTACAGGCAGTAGCGAGTTAAAAAATATCAATGTGTATGAGGATGATCCGATATTCCAGATCGTTTACTTTGCGAAAAGAAACGAGGCTAATCAAGTGGTAGCGGAAAAACTCTATGAGGTAAAGGAGGAGCTTAAAAGGCTTTTCCTCCTTAAGAGGGTTGTACCTGTGATCCCTTTAGCTGGAGTAAAGGAAAAGCCTAGATATGCAAAGATAGAAAACTACTCCGATGATGTGAGAGTTAGTGAGGGTGCTTTGTATGTAAAGATCACTCTCAACTTTACAGAGGATGTACCTGTAGAGGATAACTATGAGCTTATTGGAGATGTGGATATTGAAAC